TTCCAAGACTTGATATATCTGTCCACATTTTGTGCAATTTGACCTTGCCGACCTAAGAATTGTGGATTCTCTTTAGCGTATTGTTTTAAATCTTGAGCAGTAGCTAATGACAAAGCACCAGCATTGATAGATGATCGTTTTTCTTCGTTTTGTGAAGGTGTGCCACCAAATGTGATGCCAGGGAAATAGTTTTCTAAATACACGCCTTTGCCACTTACACCATGTTTTGATGCAGTTTTTGTCATTTCAATGATGGCATTGGTTTGTCTTGTCGCTATTTGCTGCGCTACATCTGTACGACCAGCGTTGATCAAGGCTGAAATAACACCTGGGTTTTCAGCAGAAATCTCTTGTGCTAACAGTAAAGAAGCCTCTTTGTCAGTAACTCTTAACTTTTGATATTGATCTAGTTTTTTTAATAACCTATCGTTAATTTCTTTGATCCGACTAACTTCCTTATCAAAAATCTTTTGTTCTTTTTCAAACAAGTCTTTACGACCTGATTGCCAGCCCTTGAGCATACCGCCCATTGCATTTAAAGCGTTCATAGATGAGAGCTTACCGCCACCACCTAATGCCACACCCATCGTAGCAATCACGCTAAATAAACCGCCTAATTCCATAGCATTATCTTGCGTTGGTTTAAATTCAGGAGGGGGTAGCTGTTGCTTTTCGATTGCTTCAGTAAAGGCTTTATCTTCAGCGCTAATTTTTTCTAACGCTTTACGCTTTTCACCAGCTTCGGTAGCTGTTTTTAATCTTTCAGCAGTAACCTTAGCTTCAACAGCCTTTTCACCTAATCTCTGTTCTTTTTCAAAAGCGCCAGCAAAAGGAAACTTTTTAAAACCAGTTTCAATAGGCGCAGTATCTACCTCTGGCACATCTGTTTTAGGTGTGGTTTGTAATATTTCAGCCATTACGCAGCCCTCACACCAGGTGCAAACGGAATCTGACTAGAACCACCAGCAGCGATACTAGCTAACTGAGAGTAGAAATTGTTGGTTGTAGCTTGCAACTGGTTATCTAATTGCAATCCAGATCGGATAGCGCCAAGAGCAATGTTGTCACCAATTTGCATGACTTGTAAACCATACTTGTATTGGTTATCTAATAAATTGCTGTATAGAGCTGCTGTTGCTGCATCTGCTTGTTGTTGACCAACGCCACCACGAGTAGCTACGCCTTGAGCTTGTTGCGCTTTATACGCTGCTAAGACTTGTTGGCTTGCAGGAGTTAATTCTCCACGCTGCGCTGCGCCTACTAATTTTTGACCCTCTGCTGTATATGGTTGTGCAATGGCTTTTTGTTCTTGCGTAGCAGCTTGAGTTTGAGTTCCTGCTTTACGGGCTACATTTGCGCCATAAGCGCCTAAAGCACCTACTAAACCTAATCTTGCAAGATTTCCAGGGGTCAGAGCATCTTTGAGTTGCGTAGAAATGTCTTTAGTTTGTGGGACTGCTTCGGCTTTAGGACCAGGATAACCTTCTACTTGTTGCCCTACAGCAGCTTGACCTAGCTGGAGAGGGGTTAATGGTGTGGGCGCATAAACTGTTCCGCCAGTTGGCAATTCTTGACCTTGTGGTACTGGACCAGGAATTCCTACTGCTGGTTGACCTTGAGTACCGTAGGTTTCAACATTAAAAGTTGGGGTGTAAGTTGGAGCGTAATCAGCGCCACCAGGAGTATATTGTTGACCTGTAGCGCCAGACACTTGAGTAAATGCACCACCTGGTTGAACAACATCGTAAACTGGAGATACTGGCGCTGGAGCTTCAAAAGAATAATCTCCAGAATCTTCAAACTCAGGCAAGCCAGTATCAGGGTTTACACTACCTGATCCGCCTCTGCGCTTTAGTAAAGCAGCTTCTTTAGGGGTGATGTGAGCAAGCATGGTATCTTTGCCACGACCTTTAGAACGGATCAATTCCGCCAATCCTGGCAGATCCATTTTTAACGATTCCATCAAAATTTTACTCATGCGCTGCTCCCTGTTTCGTCTTTTACCCGTAATGATGCAAGATTCCAGACGGGTTGCCTACTACTTTCGCCACCACCAGGAGATTCAATCGGTGCGCCTGGATCACCTATTCTAAGTGCTTGACCTAATGCTGCGCTACCTGGTGCGCCTTGCCCTGTAGTTGGGCTAGTACCGACTAATTGGCTAGTAGGACCACCAGTATCACGACCTATTGTTTGTGCAGATTGCTGCGGTGTAAATAAATTAGATACGCTTTGAGATACAAAAGGACCAGATAAAGTAGCAGCTAACTTGGCATCATCGGTTGATAAGCCACCCGCTTGAACGCCTTGACCGATGGCAGAAGTAACAGCACCAGTAGCGCCACCAATTTCGCCTTGTCTTAGGGCTTGTTGCAAATTAGAACCTGATAGTTCAGCACGAGTAAATCCGCTTGTAGCACCACTCGCAGTTCCGCCAGCAATAGCGCCAGGGACATTAGCACCCAAAGTAGGACCAGCATCACTCGGTACTGCTACAGAGCCTCCAGTAGCTCCAGTTACCGCTTCTGATACCTCTGCTCCTACTGCACTACCAGCACCACCCGCAGCAGCGCCAATAGCGCCAGCCTCCAATACGCCTTCAATATTTTTTCCTTGCACCGCAGCATTTACAGCCGAGGTAGATCCGCTAATAGCAGCACCACCTACAGCAGCCACTGCAGTAGCTCCTAGTTCAGCAGCAGCGCCAGCCCCACCAATGGTTTCTACAATAACAGCGCCTACCATTGGACCAGCAACCACAGTAGCAGCAATCGCAATGACAGGAACGGCAACGGCAACAACCCCGCCAATTCCACCTTTTCCACCGCCACCACCTTTACCGCCACCCCCACCACCACCGTAGAGCATGAATTGGTCAACAAACCACCATTTGAGCATTTTGGCTATATTCATAATTTAATTTCCACCATTGTTGTTCTTTTAGCAACGCCAATTTTTCTATAAAGTCTTTCAATAGAATCTGTCACATAACCTTGAACTCGATCAGCTCCATAACCTTTTAAAGTTTCCATAAACTTTTCATAGTATTTTTGGTTTACCAAAGCTCTACCGCCAATACAAGTGACAAACGCTACATGAGATCTAGGATACGGAATAAACGAAACAACCGCAGCTCCGTTCAAAGTATTGTTTTCATTCACAAAAGCAAACAACTTCCATTGATTTTTCAACAACAAATCTTTAAGATCACTCAAAGTAAATTCTGCATCATGCTTTCCAAGTGCTTTAGCAAAAAACACTTCTACCCTTTCCCAGATAGGCTCTATTGCTTCAACAGGAACGCAGTAAACATTCATTAGATGCCCTCTTGCACAATCTCTTGTGTCAGTATTCCGACAGTAATTGCCATACCTAGCAGCTTATAGTTAGTGCCTTGACCTACATCTTCTGGCTTTGCAATGCCATTTTTAATTGCCATATCCATAGCCATTTGATAGGCAACAGGATCACGCAAGCCTCTTTCAGCTAACTTGCCAGCCTGGATCAATACATTTGTATCTATTTTATATTGAGTAATATATTGACGGATTTGTTCCTTAGCCTTTTCCACTTCTGGTGGATGCTTAGCCTTTCCTTTGCCTTTCATAAGCTCCATCACATCTTGATTGATGGGCTGGGTCATCGGAAAATCCGAAATTTTTTTGGCGGGGGGAAGTGGATTTTGTTCCATTTAACTTATTCCTAGGGCAGCAGCAATTTGTTGATGAATGTACAGATGGGAAGCAACCCAATCGTAAAAATCTTCTTCATTATTAAAGTCCACATCGAGCATATTGAACGGGTTATTTAATCCCAACAAGCCAGCAAACGCTTGATGCTCAACCTGATGAGCCAATAACCAGTCATCTAAATTGTCCACATTAGCGTCAGTTATAGGGTAAATAGGCACAGAAATGCCCTTATCCATAAAGGTTTCCTGGAAAACCTTATGCTGAGTGCCATTACAGAATAAAAACTCTCCCAGGGAATCTACATCCCCAAACTTAACGATAGAAAGAGTTTCAAAGTCCATATCAATGTAACTTAAAAGCAATGGTTACTAAAGAAGCCACAATAAAACCAGCAGAACAGACCAAAATCTGTTCAATCCGCTTTAACCTGGCACAAATAGATGAATACCGTAATTCGCATATAGCCTCATGCGTATTCATTCGAGCTTCGGTATTGTCAATTAACAGTTCTTCCATTAAACGATCACCCATCTTGAGCCAGAAGCTACGGTTACAGTAATACCGCTATTAACAGTTACATTACCCGCAGACATAGCGTTGTAACCAGAGCTAACTGTTGCGTTGGCTGATACCACATTTGAATTGTAAAAAATGCCGTTGGTAGCCGTTACTTGGGTGACATTGGCGTTACCGCTAAT